ATGGTTCCAAGACTATAAATCCTTACCTAAAATTACTTAACACTTTGCAACTGCCCGCCTGGCGTTATGATATAACATAACATTCCCGACTAGCGCAGTCGGATATGCCCGCCGGGCATGGCTGGCATGCGGCTTGCATAAGGCAATGCTTTACTTTTGTTATGTTTCTTGCGCCGTGGTGGCTTTGTGTTTCACGTGAAACATTGCGCGCGCATATGCGCTGGCTTGGCGAGGGGTTGGTGAGGGGCTGCTTACAGCCTGCCACCCTTCCCACCATTGTAAACAAATCCGTTTACATCTCCCATCCCTGCGGTATCAGGTTACCGCACAACATTCTTGCGCCAAACCCCCTCCCCACGCAACAATATTACTTAACCACTTTTAATCGAAAGGGGCTATCTTTTCCTTGCGCCACATGCTCTAGTGTGTCTCAGGCAATATCGCCGAACGATAGGAAATCACGCTATGACAAACAAAGGCAAAATTTACGGATGCTCCCATGGTGGCGTATGGTATCAACCGCCCGGTTGGTTCGGCGATGAATTTATCGCATCACCTAAGCGCGAATGGTTCAAGACACGCGAAGCAGCGGAAGCCTCACTAGACGCACGCCGCATGACCTTGCGCTTGCATATCGCCGATTTATCCCGCCAATTGGAAAGCATTTGAGAGGAAACTACAATGGCCGAAAATCATATCGCGCGCCTTATCCGTGAACGTGATGAATATGCGGCGCAAATGCGCGAAGCACGCGATGCGCTTGTTGACATAATGCACTACCTACAAAGCCCAAAATTTCATGGCGTTGACAAAGACTATGTTCACGTTTCCACCGATATCATGCCAAAACTAATCAGCCTGCAATTTAAGATGATCACGGGCTGATAACCTAGTGCGGGGGCTAGCCCCCGCTTTCCGGCCATGTCATCTTGGCATTGCCCGATAGCGCAGCACACGAAAGGAAACCACCCCATGACGTTCTACCATTTCACGCCTAAAAGCCAAAATGGCAAAACTGGCCCCATCCCGACAACGGTTACCAGTGCCGATACCTGCCCGGATAAATGCCCATTGAAGGCGAAGGGCTGTTATGCCAAAGGCGGCCCCCTTGCAATTCATTGGCGCGCCGTCACGGAAGGCAAGCGCGGCGGAACCCTAGACGCCTTGTGTGATGCTATCATGGCCCTGCCAGAAGGCACCCTCTGGCGCCATAACGTGGCGGGTGACCTGCCCGGCGAAGGCGATATCATAGACGATAGCGCAATGCACCAATTGATAGGGTCTAATGGGCGGCGCCGGGGCTTCACCTATACTCACAAGCCGCCCCATGTCGGAAACAACGCGCACCTAATCGCGCATGCAAACGATATGGGCTTCACGGTCAACCTATCGGCAAACACGTTAGCGCATGCTGACCAATTGGCCGCCCTCAATATCGGCCCTGTGGTTGTGGTTCAGGATGCAATCGAAGGAACCCGCGCCGATACTGTCACGCCTCAAGGCCGCAAGGTTGCAACCTGCCCTGCCACCTATCGCGACGACGTAACGTGCGCTTCCTGCAAGCTTTGCGCGGTTCGGGATAGGGCCGTTATCGTAGGCTTCCCCGCCCATGGCGCAGCCAAGCGTGCCGCAGCCAACATCGCGAAAGGCTAAGCCCATGTCTGAAATCATCCGAAACACGCGCCTTGCTGCGCGTCACCTCGCCACCGCTCAGCGCCATGCCCATGCCCTGCGTGATGCAATCCGCTATGGCGACAAGCGCGCCGTCGAGAAGCTAACCAAGCTTCGTGACCAAGCCTACGCCCGCCATGCCATCGCGCGCGGCAAAACCCTCTTCCCTTGGGAGCAATAAGCCATGACCATGACAATGCGCCAATGCTGCGAGGCTATCTTGCAGAGCGCCCACGAAAAGGCCCTTAACTATGCTGTAGGCTATGCTCGCCATGGCCTAGCCTGCGAAGGCTATGAAGCCAAAGTGCAAGCCCTGTATATCCTGAACAACATGTCGCGTTGGCGCGGGCCAATGGCCAAGGCCGTGCGCGCTTCCCTCAAAACCATAGCACAAGGAAAATAATCCTATGTGGAGCATCACCTATGAACGCGTCACCTATGAAAGCGCAGAGCATGGGGAGGCTGAGGAATCTGGATTCCTACATGAAGGCCTAACATTCCGCGAGGCAATGGACGCGCTACGCTGGCAATTGGCTTGCCATATCGAGGCCGATAGCAGCCCTATCAGCGCAGCGCACCCGCCCCGTTGGTTTACTTTCTATGAGGCCGAACAAGACATACGCACGGGAGACGTCACTAACTACGCGCTACATATCCCGGCCAATATCACGCCCGCATCCCGTATGCGTGTCGCTCGCCTGCTTGGCTGTCACGGCGCACGCTAGACCCTTAACAAAAGGAAACTATCACCATGGCTCAAGCCATCCTCGTGAAATACCTTCCGCCCACCCGCACCAAGGGCGCCCGCCTTAAAGCAAGCGCATGGTTCGGCACCGTCACGGTGGGTTATGACCATGCCCAAGGGCCAACCGCAAACCATACGCGCGCGGCCTACGCCCTCTGCGATAAGCATGGCAAATCCGCCGCCTTAATTTGGGCGCAATTGCCCGGCAACCTCGGCTATGCCTACATCATGTCGCCCATCGAAGAACCCTTAACATAAGGAAAGGAACCCTGACCATGACACATACGCCCGGCCCTTGGGCCATCACCAAAGGCGCATATGGCGCGCTTAACGTAGGCCCTGCCTCGCTGGCCCACCCCGGCAAGGAAGCCACACACTACGCCCTCGAAAGGGGGCGGGATTTACTGGCGCAGCGCGCGGCGGATGCTTCCTTAATTGCTGAAGCGCCTGCCATGCTGGAAGCCCTCGAAAACATCATCGTGTGCTGCGATGCGAACGACAGCGCCAGCCTTGCCAATGCCCTAGCTGACGCTCTCGTCATTGTCGCGCGAGCCAAAGCAGGAAAGGAACCCTGACCATGCTACTACCTGAAGGCATGACCAAAGCGCAGGCAAGCGCCATCCTGCATGAGTATCTACAGCGCAGCGCCCTGCCGCCAGACCCAGATGACCTGTTGCGTATTGTAACATGGCTCATTTACAAAGCCAGCGTTGATGTAAATGCGGCGCACAAAATAAAATGGCATACAACCCCCTTGCAACGTAAGCGCGCCTCTGCTATATAGTGAGGGCCGCCGAGGTTCCTCCTTTGCACACTACCCCTCGGCGGTCTCTAGTTTGCTCCCTAAACTAAGCCGGGCTTCCGAAAGGGGGTCCGGTTCTTTTTTGCCCGGGCCAAATGCTTTACAAAGCGCAAGCATCGAGCGCGGGGTGAGCGTTGGTGAGCGTGTCGGAGGGGGCGGGCGCGCGGGAAGCCAGCAATATCAATGGCTTAGGCGCGAGTGAGTGAGTGAGCGTCATGTAGGCCAAACTTCTATATATTATATCTTCTTTCCTTCTAAAACTAAAAGAATGTCGCTCACCATTCTCACTCACTCACCGGGGCAGCTAACCTATTGATAACATTGGATAGTTGCGCGCGGGCCAGCTTTTGATTGTCGGAAGTAAAGTATTTAGTTGGGGGTGGAACGCTCGCAGGAAAGGCCATTTTAAAACAAAACGCGCGGGAAGTCAAGCCCTCCTTGCGCTGCGCGCTCCGACTCCACGAACCTCAGAGATCACTTTAATTGCAAACCGCAACTAATTGTTTTATGGAACATTACCAATTTGTAATTTGCAATCCGTTGCGGAGGGGGCTATTGTGTGCTTGTCCCAATCAAGGGACACCGATCAAAGGGGAACTGACCATGCAATTCTACTGCGAGAAGGCCGTCCTGGCCACCTTGATTTCGCTGAACTGTGCCATGTGGGTGCTGCTCATCATGGCCATTGTGTCTTGGTTCGAAGGCTGAGGAGTACAGTATCATGGGAAACCTAGCCCACCAAGAGTTCGTTGATCACCACAACAGCCGCGTGAAGATGTCGGTAGTGGTATTCAGCAATTGCGTGCGCTTCATTACGTCAACGAATGGCGGCGCCCTGAAGTCTGTTGACTTGCCCAGGGAAAATGCGCGCAGCCTCTTCCAGTTCTTGGCAACCGCCATCGAGACGCATTGGGAGATGCCCGTTCCGCCTACTGAAAATGCCTTAGTAATCTTGCACGGCAGGGGCGATGACCTAAAGTTTACAGCGTCACCCATGGAAGACATGGCTGATGCAGATGCCTATGCCAAGCAGTGCATGAAGGAAGACCCTAACAGCACTATCTTCTTGGCTAATCTGATCAGCCTTTATGGCTATGATTGGAAGACGCCCCGCTCTCTGAAAGGAAATGCAGCATGAGCGAGCGTCCGTTCTTTTGGGTTCCCCGCTTTAAGCGGGGCGCTCTCGGCTGGACCTATGTGCGGTGGGGCCGCAAGCTTTGGAGGATTTGGTAATGATCAAGCAAAATGGTATTACTTTGGTGAGTGCCTACAAAAGCACCGACTACACGTTGCGTGTAAACGAGGACAGCGATAAGGTGCTGTTTTGGATTTACGAAGGGTCTGTGCATGCAGAAAGCATTGCAATTTCCAAACATGATATCCGTCCACTAATAAACTTTCTAAACTCCCTTGAGAGGAGCCATGAAACAGTCCCCAAGCCTACCGAACCTGCTTACTTGGCGGTCTTTCACAGTACGCCTTCAGGGTGGTCATTTCATAGGGTCAACTCTAAGGAGGAAGCAACGATCTACGCTGCCAAGGTCAAGAAGGAACACCCTAATCGCACGGTGCGCTTAGTAAATATGCTGGCGGATTACGGTCTTGCCGAACCAGTCTATGAATGGAAGGACCTCTGATGACCAAGCAACGCAAGCCCCACGGCGAACCGCTCTATAAGCTGGACCCGGTCTATGCTATGCGCGGCAAGATCAGAACCCTGCTTGAGGACATGACCAAGGACTATGCAGAACTTGCCAAGTCTGGTACATACCTGACCTACCGCTTGGCCATGTCGAAGCATTGCGCCGAAGCCAAAGGTATTCTGCACGTCATCGCTGCCTGTGAGGCATCACGTTTTAAGGAGGACATTATCTGATGGACACTATCCGTGGCGAACCCGCTTGGGTCAACTGGTCACAACGTGAATGGGAAATCGAGGAGGCCATGCAGGATGCGGCCACCGTCGGTGCCATGATCGACCATGATTTGTACCGCCTATCCGAAGCCCTGCCCAGCAGCAGCGAGGAGTGGGCCAAGCACCATGACCTCAACGACAAGCTGGAACTGGCACACCACGAAATCCTGAAACTCTATGAGCACTTCAGGTTCTTGGGTGTGATTCGGTGAAGCAGTATCGCAAGTACCTTATGGTACGCCCGGCCCAGACCTCGCCTGTTCAGGTGCGGTCTCCCAAGGGCCATGTCGTATGCCTGGCAAAAAACATCCGGGCTGCCCACCAATGGATACACAACACAACGAAAGGCAAACGCAAATGAGCGACATCGCAGATAAAATCTACGCCGCCACCGGACTGACAGTCAACGCAGAAACAGCGGCTGCGATTGAGCGGCTGATCCAAGCCGAGAACAAAAAGCTGCGGGCGGCGCTGAAGGAATGCGCTGATGATTTGGAGGAAGAGATTAACGGTAAATATCGTGGCAGCCAAAACATTTACATACATGAAATGCATAGGTTTGACCGCGACATGGCGCCAGTCACGAATGCCCGCAAGCTACTTCAAGGGGAAAAAGAATGAGCGATGTTAAAACTCTTGCCGCCGAATACCTCAGACGCGCGGCTCAAATCGGCGGATGCGGGGATGGGGGATGTGTGGTGTTCATTCGTGGAGGGATGCACACAAATGGCGGTTGCCGTTGTGTGCGCTCCATCAACGCTGATACAGCGCGCGAATGGGGCATTCACGCCTTGTTGAGCGTGGGCCAAAGACTGGCTCGCGCGGCGCTGGGAGAAAAGGAATGAACCCCAATGAGACTAGTACATCTGATGCTACTGATGGGAGCAGCCCTTCTCCTCTAGAGAAGCTGACGCGCGCCCAGGTATTTGCCCGCGACCCCGAAAGCATAACTGAATATCATTTGCAGTTTGCAATCGAGGAGCTACGCAAGATCAACGAACGGAACCGCAAGGCCCGTGCCGATGATGCCGCCGTGACCGAGGCTGCCGCCAAGCTGAAGAAGACGAACGCTGCCTCACGCAAAAAGAAACCCGCTGCCTCCGTGGCAGCCAACATACTGGACACCCAGCTATGAAACTAACGAACCGATTGCGCCTGCCCGATGTCATGGTGCGCGCCGTCAGCAATGACTCCTACACCAAGGGCAACGCTGACATATCCGTAACCGAATTGCTGTCGCCACCCCAGCTAAGGGCGCTGCGCCTCAAGCATGGTGCCGAGATCGAAGAGGATGTGTCGGATAGGATGTGGTCCCTGCTCGGGCAATCCACCCACCACATCATCGAACGGGCGGGCCTCCAAAGCTTGGCTTCCTTGAACGAAGTCACAGTCATGGCCGAGTACGCAGGCTGGAAGCTGAAGGGCCAAGCCGATCACGTTGCCCTCGACGAAGGCACGCTCTATGATTTCAAGGTCACGTCGGTGTGGAAGGTGCGCGACAACATACCGGCGCCCGAGTGGGTCCAGCAGACCAACATCTATAGGCGCCTGTTGCAGCGCGAGGTCGGGCTGTCCATCGAAGCCATCGCCATCATTGCTATCTTGCGCGATTGGTCCAAGAACGAAGCGGGCCGGACGTCTGGCTACCCGCAGGCCCAAGTGGTGCGCCTTGACATTCCGCTGTGGGGCGAAGCCTACACGGATGCCTTCATCGAGGAGCGCCTACGCCTACACCAAGCTGCCGATCCCGCGCCATGCTCCGACGCTGACCGCTGGGTCAAGCCCTCCAAGTACGCGGTCATGAAGCGGGGCGCACAACGTGCCGTCAGGCTGTTCGATACGGCGCAGGAAGCAGAAGAACTTGCATCGTCCTCGGCTGCGATGTATGTTGAGTACCGACCCGGCGAGGCAGTCCGCTGCCAGAACTGGTGTCCGGTATCCCGCTGGTGTTCCCAGTGGCAAGCCGATCCACGCAACACAACACAAACCCAATCGACAACGGAGTCTCTTTTCGATGCCAAAGTTTAACGAAACCGCGCCGCCTCCCCGCATCTTGCTTTGTGGGGAAGCAGCCTCCGGCAAGACCGGATCACTGGCCCAGCTTGCCAACGCAGGCTACCGCCTCATGATCCACGACTTCGACGCCAACACGCGCGTCATCGGTTCCTATCTGCGCGACAACGCAGCCGACGTTTACGTCAGCACCTACGCTGCCGCTAAGATCACAGGCACCAACCTGTTCACAGGTGCGTCCGGCCAAGCCAGCAAGCAGGCGCTCGACGAAATGCGGCGCTTTTGCAAGATGCTTGAACACTGGAAGGTGGTGGGCAGCGAGGACCTCGGGGCCTGTACTACATGGACTCCGAAGGATGTGGTCGTCATTGACAGTGGCACCTTCCTCGGTGAACTGCTGCTGCTTGCTGCACAGGAGGACCCTGAAGCCAAGCGCGATGGGCGTTCCCTCTACAACGTGGCAGGCAAATACTACGGCGCCATCCTCGATCACCTGACCGGGCCTAAGATGGGCGCGTCCGTCATTGTGCTGACACACATCATGCAGACGGGCGACACCGACGACCAAGGCAAGATCATTGGCAAGGCCCGTGACGTGCCCGTCGGCGTAGGCGTCAAGTTCTCCAAGAAGATGCAGACCTACTTCTCGGACATCTGGCACCTCGAAGTGGACCGCGCTGGCAACCGCTCTTTCAAGACGGCAGCCACCGACAAGGCTTCGCTTCGCACCTCCGCACCCAACCTCATCAAGGCAGTCGAACCCTTCGACCTCGCCTCGATGATGGACCGCCTCACAGGGAGCAGGTGACATGGAACCCATGGCTTTCGAAGACATTGACGGCGACCTCCTCCACCTGACTTGGGTGCAGGAGCCTTACTATCCTCGGTTTAAGAATACCTTTTCGTTGGAAATCGAGATGGTAACTATTAACGCCAATCACTGCATCTACTTCAACGCCGATCAGCTACGCGATCTAGCCAAGAAGCTAGTCGAAGCTGCCGACTTCATCGACAAACAAGGAGCATGACCCATGCCTCGTATGATTCGCTTCAAGCTTCCAAAGACCACCCCCGAATATGGTTACATTTACATCAACGCCAAATCCATTCATGCAATCACGCCTTGCGATGATTGGGCTAGAGTTTTTTATGGCCATGGCAATGATGTTTATGTAGAGCATATGCCCATCGATATCGTCGATACCATTGAAAACGATTTCGATTCTGTTACGGACAGTGTCGTAGGAGATTTCAAAATAATTTCCGGGTAAGACTTGACAGGGTGGTGGCCCGGATGTATACGCCATCCTGTTCCTATGTGAACGCAACCCTTATGGAGAACCCAGCCAATGGCTGACCTTTTTGACACCGTTATCAGCAACACCGCTTCGGAGCGTCCGGCTTTCCGGCAGGCCCCGGCAGGCGACTATCTGGTGGCTGTTCGCAGCGCCAAGATCGTGAAGGCCAACAGCGGCACGCAGGGCATCGAGCTTGAGTTCACTGTCATGGAGCCGATGCACTCCGAAGACATGACGGGCGTGGACCTTTCTAAGTGCCGCCTCCGTGACACGCAGTGGGTCACCGACAAGACCCTGTCCTACGTGCAAGACCGTCTGTCCCGCATCACGCCGGAGACCGTGGGCAATAGCATCCGCGACGCCCTCGACATCCTGCCTGGCAACGAGGTGGTCGTGAACCTTTCTCACGAAACCATGCAGCGTGACGGCACTCCGCTGAACACGCCGCGCCTCAAGGTCGAACGCTACTACTCTGTCGAGTGGTACACCACCAACAAGCGGGCCGCATAACTCCGGCTTCGCTAACAACAGGGGGAGTAGGCTTCGGCTTATTCCCCTTTCTTTTTGCGGAGAATCCCCGTGATAATCGACGCACATGCAACCGACACCGTACCATCCCATGAAGTCAGGCAACGCGCCCAGCAAGCCCTTGCCAACGCAGGAGAACCCATGTCCGAAGTAACCTACGACGCCCTTCGAAAGCGCCTCGCCGCCGCCGAAGAGGAACTGTCCATCTGGAAGTCCGTCTTTCCTGACATCGCCCCCGAGCGTGTGATGCCTGACCATTCCCTCCTTCACGCTGAAATCAAAAGGCTCCGTGCAGGCGGCTGTGCCCGTGACCAAACCACCACCCAATACTGCGCCGAAGCTGTGGCCTTGCAGTCCGAGAACGTCCGCCTCAAAGATGCCATCCACGATCTTGCCAAGCATATCAGCCGCTGGGATTGGTGGAGTTTGAAACCTGAGACACACGCTTTAGTGGGAGAAAAGGAATGACCGCTATCAAGTTCAATGAGAAGTTCGACGAATTTGACAAAGACAATCCCGAAGTCTGGCAGATGTTTGTTCGTTTTACTTTCGAACTTATATCTAAAGGGCGCACACGATACAGCGCACGCGGTGTCTTTCACCGTATCCGATGGGAAACCGCACTAAGTACTGACGATCAAGTCTACAAATTAAACAACAACTGGTCGCCGTGTTACGCAAGAAAATTTCACCAATCTTTTCCTGAACACGGGGAGTTTTTTAAGTTACGAATGTGCCGCGCAGATGACTAATGCAGCAGTTACATACTAGGAGAAACCCCGTGATCAAAGAGAAGAATGGCTGGTGGTATTTGGTTGGAATTGGGTGCTTCTATGGGTACCCATTCCCGACCCGTGCCGATGCAGCCGAAGCCCTTCGTGAACTGGAGACCAACAATGAAACGCTTACGCCTTGGTCGTGACCTCCTAATCTACTGGCCCGTCATGGTGCTGGCGGTGCTGACGTGGATGCAGCCGCTGCCCGCCATAGCCGTGCCGCCC